ATGGTCGTACTCAAGTGCTCTCGCAAGGTGGAGAAGACCGAGACGATATGCAACCTCCTCCTCTATGGCCTGATGAACATACCGTACTTCAACGCCGTCTACACGGCTCCACGACAGCCACAGGTGACACGATTCGTTGAGGAGCGGCTCAACGGTGCTATGATGGGTTCCATCAACAACGGCACCCTCATGAAGGCCCGTTTGAAGTCGTCTGTGAGCCACCAAACCTTTGATGTGGGGGCCAAGACCCTCAACCACCTTTACGCCTATTCTAACTGGGGTGACGCCCACGCATTGCTGGGTATTGAGGCTGACCTCTGTTGCATTGACGAGTACCAAGACAGCGACGGTGATGTACTCCCGATGCTGATTGAAATGCTCGCTCAATCGGACTACAAGTGGGTCGTCATATCGGGTACAGCCCGTGAGCAAGGGTCCGAGTTCTGGAAGTTATGGGAAAAGTCCACGAAGGGCGAATGGGACAGCGAGGAGAGAGCGTGGGTACACGGTCCTGGTAGCAAAGCCAACATCATAGGGTACCACATTTCACAGGAGATGCACCCCGACATTACAGCGAAGGACATAGCCCAAAAGAAGGAGACCTACGCCCCTCGCCGATTCGCCAACGAAGTGCTCGGCGAGTTCTTCGCTGGGTCCACCAAGCCGCTGACATTTGACGAGGTGCTCCCGACATTTGACCGCGAACGCGAAGTGGTTCGTGGCGTCGCTCCCCCCAATGAGACCTTCATGGGTATTGACTGGGGTAGGGAGACCACCGTGGTTATCACCGACGCGCAGTCCAATATCCTCCAGGCAGTCAAATTGAACAGCCGTGAATCGGGAGAGGGCGACGAGGTAGAGATTCTCAAACAGATGATTAGCGACTATAACTGCGTACAGGTAGTGGCGGACATAGGGTACGGCGCTCGGCAGGTCAAGGAACTGCAAGAGGAGTTCGGAGACCGTGTACGCTCGTGCTACTATTCGTCTCGGCCAATGAGGCCCTACGAGTACAAGAAACGGGACAACAACCGCAACCTCATTTTCATGTGTGTCGTGGACCGTACAACCTATGTAGAGCAGACCGTGGAGGCCATCAAGAACAAGCAGGTCAGTCTACCCTACGGTGACGACTCACTGGCGTGGGTGGCCCACGAATGGTGCGCCCTGACGAGTTCCGCTGAGACCGATGAGAAGAACTTCCGACCGGTGCGAGGTCAAACCCTGACCAAGTACGGACGAGACGGCGACGACCACGCATTCCACGCCCTACTGTATGCCCGCCTGGCGATTGAAATTGGCGACGGTGGCGGTGTTCCTGAGATGAGGACCTTCGGAGCATAAGTGCCTATGAGTGGGGGGTATATAGTCTTTTGCTACCTATATTGATACTCCCTATTTTCATTTGGGCCGTCGTATCGCTCATAAACCGTGTGCTTAGGACATTCCCATCATGGCGAACGCTGATGCGGTCCTTCTTGAGATGGTTAAGGGCTTGCGAGACGATGTGGTCACGATTCGTGATAACCACCTCGCTCATATTGCTGAGGACATTCAAGACATTAAGGCGGAGCAAGCGGAGCAACGCCGTGACATTGAAGACCTCAAGGAGTTCAAGGACGACATTGACGCCCACATCAAGACGGGAGTCACGAGGTTGGTTGTCGCCGCCGCTGGAATCGTCGCCGCCGCCTGCGGAATACCGCTGGCGTTATGAACCGCCTCTCACCTTAGATGGAAACATGGCGAAGCAGTCAAGCACGAAGAGGCTCTTTTGGTTCGTATCGGTTCCAATCGTCCTGGCCTGGGTTGCATTCGCCTCTCTCGCCGTATGGCGCTCCGTAGTAGACGGTGTTGAAATCACCGAGAACCAATTGACAGTCATAGGTATTGTCGGGGGTCCAGCGCTACTCATTATCACAAATGTACTTGACCTGTTCAAACAGGAGACAGCGAACGATATTCAGAACATGACTCCTCATGCCGAAGCGGAACTGAAAATGCTGGCCGCACGCACTGACCACGAACTGGCTCGGGCCGCCGCTCAACATGACCATGAAATGGTGATGGAGCGAGAGGCTAAGAAAAGCATTGGCGCCTCCAGGTCTACTCCACTGCCCTCCGATGAGGAATGAACGCCGCCGCTTTAACAGAAGAATAGGCGATACAGTTATATAGGGGAGACCCATAGGCTATAACATGGCGAACAAGAGAGAGCAAAGAAAGATGAATATAACCGAAGCATGTTTGTTTATTGCAGATATGACATGGGGTTATCCATGTAGCATTAAAGACAATGCGGACGGATGGGCTACGGTCATTTCAACAGAAGAAGCGTTCCGTGAATGGGAACAGAAAAACGAATACTCAAGCCCCTGCGTCTATTGGCCCTGAGCCGACAGTGTTTAGAACCTGTGGCCTAAGTGAAGGTCATGGCCGAGCGCAAGCGTCGTGGATTCTTTCGCCGTCGTAGCAAGGATTCTCAGTCCGATGAACTGGACATGAAAGCCCTCGCCTCACTGTCTCGGATAGGCCACAGTACCACAGTGGACAAGCGAACCGGCAAGAAGACCGGAGGCGCTCACCAATTGGTTGACCCTCGTGTGATTCGTGACATAAGCATGAAGTCCGAGGTCATTGCCGCTATCATCCGACGCACCGTAGACGATGTACTCGGCAACGGGTACAGGTTTGACCTTGCTGAGGGTGTGGAACAGGGCAACCCAGCCGACCTTCAACGACTCAACATGTTCTTCTCTATGCCCAACCCCGACGACATGGGGAACGAGTGGCTGGAGACCCTCGTGTACGACCTGGCTCTCTTTGGTGACGCTTACCTTGAAATGGACGGCAGTGCCGACAAGTCTGACGACGAGGGTACAGACTGGGTGTTTGGAGGCAACCTTGTCTCGCTCTGGAACATACCAGCCGATACAATGGAAATCATCCCAAACGAGCGACTGCCCGAGCCTCCTGAAATGGCGTATGTCCAGAAAATCAATGAAATGACTCGCAGGTTTGCGTCCAACAAGGTGCTCCACATCAGCAAATACAAGCAGGGTCGTGGCTACGGAACTTCCCCCATCGTCCCCCTATTGCAGACCATAGCAGGTCAATTGAACCTGTCAAATTACATCAACGAACAGTTCACTGGGACGCTACCCAAGACCATTCTCAATGTCGGCGACATTAGCAACAGCGAGATGAAGACCATGCTGGCCATGCTGGAACAGCAATTGAGTACCGGCAAGTCACCATTCGGCCTTGTCGCAGTCAACGGAGGCACAGGCTTCCAGACGCACCGGCTGATTGACTCAATCAAGGATGGTCAACACCTTGACCTCCTCTACTACTACCGAGAGGAAATCTGTGCTGTATTCGGCATCCCACCAATGAAATTAGGGTGGGTTCAAACAGGCAAAATGAGCAATCCCGAGTCCCAATTAGAGGCGTGGTACGATGTGGTGGAGTCCTACCACTACCGCATAGCGTCCATGATTAACCACCGAGTGCTCCCCATTCTCGGCATCAGCGACTTCGTGTTCAAGTTCAACACCATTCGTCCATCCAAGGAGAAGGTCATGGCCGAAGTCATTCGTGCACAGGGGCAGGCTATTGCCGCCCTTAGGCAAGAGGGTGTCATAACGGTCAACGAGGCCAGGATGATGCTCGGTTACGAGATGCTTTCCGACGAGAAGGCTGACGACCCATTCTTTGTCTCACCAAAATTGTCAATCAACCAAGGGGCCGAAGCCGCCGCCGAGGAAAACGACGAGAGCACCCCTACAACGGACGACAATGAGGAAGAGGCACCTATACCGCCCGAAGACCGAGAAGAAGCCTTAGAGGTACCTTGGGAGGTCTTCTAAGGTGAAAGTCACGACCAACGCTGGAGTGTTCAACCGCATAGGGCGTTCATTTGAGTATCTTGGGGCCTACATGGACCGCCAGGGTAGCATTGACATGCAGAACGCCATGGCTGAGAAGATTCTCAAGAAGGCACAGCAATTGGTCCCAGTCAGAACCGGTGCCCTCAGAGCATCGGGGAGAGTCGCTCGCTCGCAAGACCGTAAGGGGGTTGAGGTCAGGTTCGGCAATAGCCGAATACGATACGCCCTCGTCGTTGAGTTCGGGCGAGTATCGTTCGCTCCGTTCCCACCCAAACCATACATTCGCCCAGCAGTCCGCTACGCATCCCGACACTTTCAGCGAGATGCAAAATTGGTACTGGACAGGGCAGTGGCGAAGTCCCTACCGAGGTTCATAACATGATTGAAAAAGCACCATCCGTCTCAGCATCCGTCAAGAAGGCACTGGCTGAGAAGGCGAAGAAACACAACGAGAAGCATGACGCCGCTACCAAGAAAACCAGCACACGCACGCTCGTGGCTGTGTTCAAGCGTGGCGTCGGTGCCTACAATACCAACCCTGGCTCGGTGCGCCCCACGGTCTCCTCAGCGGACCAGTGGGCCTATGCACGGGTGAACTCATTCCTCTATGTGCTCCGCAACGGCAGGTTCCGAAGTGGGAAGCACGATACAGACCTGCTCCCGAAGGGCCATCCCCAATCCACGAAGTCGTTTGACTACGACGAGAAGGCACCCAAGACGAACTTCCCCAAGCGTGGTGGCGACGACAAGGTTAGTCTGGCCAATAGCGAGTACACACAGTTCCCACTGGCCTATGCCCTCAAATTGAGAGAGGAACACCCCGACATTTGGCGAAAGGGAGGCAACACCCTCGGCAACACCCAGTTCAACAGACTCCGCAAGGTCAAGAGCACAGGGGTCAAGACTCCAACCGACGAGAAGGCTGTGCGCCTGCGTGAGGCGTGGGCCGCTCGCCACTACAAGGACTTCCGCTTGGCTGGCGTCATTGCCCAGGTCAAATGGTTGGTCGTCGGCTCTCGTGGTCTCGGCCACATGAAGCAGGTCATTGACGAAGCCCGCAAGAAGAAAGAACTTTGAGCATTAAGTAGGTGGGGTGTAGTACCTCTCTTATGGGCAAGCCATGGAAGACCACACGACTGTTGAACCGGTGCCCCTCATGGCTGTACGACAGCCTGGAAGAACTACGAGAGACCATGCCTCAAGAGCACTGGCCTCAGCCCACTGCGTACTTCAAGGTCTACGCCACTGACTTCAAGGACGCCAACCACGAGACCTACTACCGTCTCAGTGACCGCCATTGGGACCATAACTCCAACGAGGTAGCCGCTGTACTCAAGCGCTTGAAGTGGACAAATGTGTCACCCAAGGGTCGCCCCGCTATGTGGGAACCCTCATAAACCATATTGGCTGAACGGAAGGGCATGAGCGTCCTTGACAATGCAGTCGTCGTTGACTCCGAATTGTTCTCCAGTATCGCTGGAGAGGCAAAGGAAGCCGTGTTTGAGTACAGGCTCACCATGCCCTTCAAGGTGGACAAGGAGCACACTCCTGAGCACGCTGACGACGATGTAGTAGTCTACGGTCCAGTGTATGTCGGCGACGATACAATGCTTGACCGACACAAGGAATTGGTAGACGCTAAGGCAATCATGGACTCCTGGGAATCGTACAACAAGAACCCAGTCATTCTCTACAATCACCGCAAGGACTACGGGGTCATTGGCCTCATGGAATCCGTTGAAATGGGTATGTGGGAGAAGCCTGACGGCGAGAAAATAGAGGCTGTGTTTGGCCGTGCACGCATTGACGGTGGCGAGAAGGACATAACCCGCAAAATCAACAAGGGCATGCTACGAGCGTTCTCAATAGGCTTCATTGCTAAGGCTGGAGTCAAGCAAGGAAGTGGGAACGACGAGTACCTGACCTTCACAGAGATTGAATGGATTGAGACCAGCGTGGTTGACATTCCAGCCAGCCCCAACGCACTCTTTGGGGTCAGCAAGTCCCTCATTTCATACGACGGCGAGAAGCACATTATTGCAGTGGAAGAGCGAGACGACTCAATCATTGTTGA